CGTTAAACTCCTACTGAACTATAGAATAAATATAGCTAGTAGTATTTACCTTATAGGAACTCCCATGGAAAAAACAGAAAGTCCACTAAAAAAATATCGTAGACAGCCCAAGTTATATTTTAATATTCCTAGTAACGGAAAATGGTATAATGAAAAAGTATTAGCTGAAAACACGTACACCAATCTAGCTGTGTTTAGTATGACAGCCAGTGATGAGATATTATTTAAAACACCAGACGCACTTATCAACGGAGATGCAACTGCAAAAAATATTAGTAGCTGTATTCCAGCTATATTAGATCCGTGGGCTATAAAAACGTTGGATCTTGATGCAATACTAATAGCAATACGAATGTCTTCGTATGGAGACACAATGAATGTTTCGTCTAAATGTAAAAAATGTGGAGCTGACAATCTATATGAAGTTGAACTACAAAAATATTTAGATTACTTTTCGACAAAAGAGTTTGAAGACAAAGTATATTACGAAAACTTTGTTGTGCATATTGAGCCATTAAGCTACAAACAATGGACTAACATACAAAAACAACAAACTGCATACCAACGTGCGTTAAATTTAAATGTCAGTAAAATTGCAGAGGAATCTGAAAAAGAAAAGTTTATACAAGAGATTATTGATAAAATAAATGTGTTGGTTGCCCAAGCAATACTTGATCAAGTTGTTGCTGTTGAAGTAGACGGTCATGTTGAAACTGATAGAAAAGAAATAGACGAGTTTCTTGAGCAAGCTGAAGTTGGTTTATTTCACGAACTTAAAAAAGTTATTGAAAAAAATACAGTGGAGTGGAGACTTGCACCCGAATCAATAAAATGCAATGAATGCGAGCATGAAGATAGTGTTAGAATATCATTGGACACATCGGATTTTTTCGTACAAGGCTAACGAGCCTAGAAGACTCTGATATACTTTCGTTAGCCAAAGATTTTGAAAATAATATCAAACAAATAAAAGATAACGCATATCGATTGAGTTGGTATATGCGTGGCGGGCTTTCGGTTGAACAACTACTCTACGATACAGATTTAGAAGATCACGATATTATTAGTAGCATTATCAAAGACAACATCGAAAACACTAAAAATTCAAAGATGCCGTTGATCTAGTTATTGAGGTCCTGGAACTGCATCTGGGTTTATTGGCATACCTGGTTCGCTTGATGTTTCAGAGTTTGCACCTGGTGCTGCTTGAGGTTGAGTATCACCTTCAGTATCTGTTGCATCAGCTGCGTCAATAGGATTAAGGCCCAACGTACCTGTTAACAGTGTTTCTCTTCTACCTTGTGGTATGTAAGGAACCAATCTACTTTTTTGACTCGGCGGAAACAACAGTGTTCCAAATACCAACTTGGCCCATTCACTTTCACCGTAGTACTCTCCAGTAACAGCTTCGGTTTCTTTTGGATCAAAACCTGATATTGCTTTAGCTAGTGCGCCAGTTCCAAATTTTCCGTCAAGAGCAATACTAGCTTGATTGGTAATATTTTCTAGACCTCTTCCTATATTAACAAAGATATCTTTGAATGTACTGTCAACGATAATTTCTGCTAACCAGCGTTGTATACTCGATGTACTTAAAATCAGTGGTATTACTATCCACAATGCCTCAGTGACAATCATACTTAAAAATGCAGCCGGAGCACCAACGCCAGTGAGTGCAGTAGCCATCTGTCCGCCCCTAACTGCCATTCTTATTGGTGCCATGAGTGCTCTTACAAATCTAATTTTTGTAAGCAATCTTGCTACTTGAGCTGCATAATAAGCTACTAGTTGTCCTTGAAGTATGTTTCTAATATCTTGTAATCTTTGAACGTCACCGCCAGATTGTTCAGCTTGTTCAATTTCTAGATTTATATTTTCAATTTCTACCATCATCCCCCAGAAGGGTCCTACAATAGATGCTGTTGTTCCAAGTAATCCTAGTACAACTTTAAACATTCGATTGTCTAAAAGCCGACCAAGTCTACTACTTCGAGCTTTTTGTACATTTGCGTAATCTGCTGCTGTTGCATTTCTAATAGCTCTACCAAGAGAAAAAGATCTTCTAAAATCACCTCTAAGTTTGCCATCTCGGATTTCTGTATCAATAGTGTTTGAAATTTGTGCAGGAGTTTTGTTGCTTAGATCGTCAACTCTTGCTTGTATTTTATTTGCGTCTGCTTGAGTTGTAGTATTGACTACAGTTGTTGTATCTGGCAGAGTTACCATGAATCTGTCATCAGCAAGTCGTTGTACGCCAGGTGTTAGTTTAAACACACTTCGAGTAATAGGATTGCTTGTTCTCCACTGAGCTGTTAGTTGTCTGCCAACTCCAGTTGGTGCAGGTCTTCCATTACTGCCGTCAGGCTTAACCTCAGTCCACATTTGTCCACGCCACTTGTACGTTTTACCATCAAGGTCAGTAGTAGTACCAACTTCAGGAGTTCGGGTATCAGTTTCGTCTTCAAATATCAGATGTGCTTTTCTTAATGTGACTTCACTCAGTTTCATAGAAATATTCCAACTATCATAATGTATTTATATATTATTAGTTGAACTACGTTCAACTGTGTTTTCGTTTGCACTCAACACATTTATATTTGTTTAATGATATATAAACAAGGCATATGCTATGCATATGCATTTAATATTATGTAGATTGATCTGGTCAGACGGAACCTGTTTATGGTCCCGTCCTCTCAAACATTATGTGAGTATCACCAGCCGAGATCGGAAGTAGGTTTTTATTATACTGCTACACAATGGGCTCTGACCTTTCCCAACCTACGTCGACATCGCTGTTTCCAGCTACCTCTCGCTTCGTTCCTATTGCTAAAGAGTTTTTATGTGTAATGTGCAGTTTTTCGACAGCCAACAATCTATCTACATCAATCAAACATCCTACTACCGGATGCCGCTCAATGTGTTACGTGTGCTCCTATATGGTAGCGTTTTCCACAGCGGTGTTTTCAATCTGGCCCGCCAACCTTATGTGTTGGATTGCTTTGCCTGGATATTGTGTTCTAACAATGCCTGTTTGAGTTTGTCTGATCCGCCTACTCTAACATTAATGATACCGTTGTAGTATTCATCTGTTTCAAGTACACGCCTATCAAATTGTTCTCTTGCCTCTATGTAGGACATTTCGCCTCTACCTTTACATAGGTATAATATTTCTCTTGTGAAGTTTTCTTCGCCTAGTCGTGCTACGTCTGCGTTTAGTCTATCCGAACTACCATAGTATGTTCGCCAATCGCTTTCCTTGTAGCCTCTACGTTTATTCTTTTTGCCTTTGAGTGGTGGCTTGGTAGTTTTAAACTTTGCTAGTTTTTTGCCTATGTACTTCTGATTGTTAGTGAGATTGGTAATAAGATAAACAAATCCTTCATACTCTTCAGGTATATCAGTTATTTCTTTACCATTATATGTCCAATGCATACATTAGTTATTTGCTTGCCTTTGTTTGTTTGTCTTTTTTGAATAAATGCCTATGTGTCTCGATTATTTCGTATTTCAGTTATATGTTTTTCATATTTGTCTATTATTTCGTCTTGCCTTTGCTTTGCTAATCCCATTAGCAGTCTTAGTTCTCTTCGAGCAGTGCGTTTTGTACTTTCGCTTGGTCTGCGTTCAAATGTTTCACTAGCTTTCAAGTAACTCAGCACAGCTTGCATTATTTGATCGTGAGTATCATTCATTATTCTACAATGTCAATATCGTTTTCGTATGAGGTAAAGCCATTTTCTTTAATCACTTTCATAACATGATTAACTCTACCTATTAATTCGTCTTTGTGTGAGATTAAGAAAACATTTTTGCTGCGTTCTCTGCCCATTTTCTTTAGTACGGCAAGTGCTGACTCAACGCCAGCAGTGTCCATGCCACTGTCAATAAGCTCGTCAATAAACAACAAGTTGATTCCTTGATACAATGACTCCCAAACATCTCTAAATGCCCAACTCATGCCTAGTATCAGCCTGTTGCGTTCGCCTCTACTCAAGTTATCAAAGTCCAAGTCTTGTCCTAGCTGAGTAATCTCAGTTGACAAATCGTTTTGGAACTGAACTTGATGCGGCAAGCCTAGTTTGTCAAGATAATATGTAAGCCTGTTGTTCAAATACGATAAGTTTTGATCTATAATCTTTTTACGAATGAACGAATCTTTGTTTGTCAACAGTTTAAGCAAAAACTCTTGGTGTTCTTTGAGTAAAGTAAGTTGATTAACTGGTTCCCAATCAATAACTTGTAGTGCTGTCTCTGTTAAATCGTCAATCTGTGTTTGATATGGATCTTCTTCTTGCTGCTTACTTATCAATGTACTGCGCAAGTTATCTACGTTGTTTCTATGTTCGTATGCTTCTTTAGCACTTTCGTAAAAAGTAGTAGGCTTGCCGTTTATATCGCCAATCTCTTCTAATAGCTGCACGGTTGTATTTAGTTTAGTTGAAACTTCGCTTTGATATGCAACTGCATCATCTAGTTCTTGCACTTTTAGTGATTCAATCTCGGCTTTTTTGTCTGCATGTAGCTCTTGACCGCACGTATAACATGTTGCATCCTTTAATTCTAATATGTCTTTATTAACCTTTTCAACACTAGCAGTGGCACGCCGTAGTGCAGGCTCGAGTGTGCTTAACTCCTTCCTTAAAGAGGTTATTTTATTGTTGTGTTCAGTCCAGTTGACTAGTTTTTCGTGTGCATCAAGTTCAAAATCAATGTCCAGCTTCTCTAATTCTTCAATACCTGCTGCTAATCTGTCTTGATCCAGTCTACTTTTACTTTGCCAAGCACGTTGTCTGCCTGCAAGTGTTTCAATACTTTGTTCAATCTTTTTATTTGCAGCTTCAATAGCATTAATCTTTAATGTTTCTTCTGTGATAAAGTCTTTTGTTTGTTTTACTTTTTCTTTTAAGCTATCTGCCTTTTCAGTAAGGATAGTAATGCCCAATAGCTGCTCAATAATAGCACGTTGATCGTTTGCTCGCATACTTAAAAAAGGTTCTGTATAAGTATTGAGTGCAACAACATGTTTAAACATATCATGACTCATATCAAGCAAACTATTGATATCTTCTTGCGTTTTACGACTATCACCTTGTGATTCGTCGTGTAAATCGTCCTTCTGTTCGTGATTGTTTACGTAAAACTTGAGTATGTTTGGAGATCTACCACGCTCAATACGGTATTGGTTAGCACCTATACTGAAATTAAGAGTAACCAACATGCCTTTGCTGTTGGTTTTGTTGATCAAGTTGTTGCGTTTGATGTTTGTAAGAGCTGTACCATACAATGCATAGCTTAATGCATTAATGATAGTAGTCTTACCTGTACCATTGCGTGATCCAGTGTCGTCACCTCCTTGATCTAGGTTCTCTCCTAGCACAAGTGTTAACTGTTCTTTGTTGAAGTCCACAGCCTGAGTAACATTACCCACACTCATAAAGTTTTTTACGGTTAAGTCTTGTATTTTAATCATGTTAGCTCGTTGTATATGTCTAATAGTAGTTTTTTGTTGAACTGTTCACTGTCGATTGCTTGTATTTCGTTGCTTACAATCTGATCTACACTTTCAAACTGTTCAATATCGAGGTCGGTTGTAATATCTTCAATGTTCTTGTTTGGAATAAGTGTTATTTCTCTGCAACTATATGCTTCCATAAAGGTTTCTTTGATAAAAGTTGCTTCTTCGTAGCTGATATCAATATCAAGTGTAACTCTAAGGTACATGTTTGGCTTGATAAGTGTATCCTTCTCGTCAATTAGCTTGGATAGCTTGACTGTACGGTACTTAGGACAGTCACCCCAATCGATGTACAACGGTTCTACATCATTCTCTTTGTCTAGGATCATCATACCACGTGCATCGTCCCAAGCATCGGCATAGTTGTGTGGAAAAGCATTACCAATGTAATGTACTTTGCCTTGCTTCTGACGTTTGTGGAAGTGACCGCTGAACACATACTCTTGATTCTTGAAGTGTTCAGCTTTTAATTCTCCGTGGTCGGGCATTTGTACCATAGCGTTCATATAGAACGATGGGAGTTCAAAGTGACCAAACAAGTATTTTGCTTTTAACTTTTCAATCTTCTTCCACTCATCGCCAACTAACCACGGGACCAGTGCAACAT